GACCGAAGCCCCTCCCCAACAGAAAAGTCTTGCTCACTGATCTGTATTGCTCTTTTAACGACAGCCACTAGGTCAGGGTGGACACCCTCTAGTTTCTGCTTGCTTCGAACACCCAGTTGATAAGGCATATTACACCCCCACCTTTGTTATAATATTATCCATAGTCTGCTACCAAAAATAGGGCATCATTAAAACTCTGCCTTGTATAAGGTGACCAAGAAAGTGACGTTGCGTCTATAAAATTCCTTGAGATCGTTACTTGTGTAGAGCTGGTCTTCCTTACATTAAGAGTAAACAAATCTGCCCCAGAACTTGTATAAACAATTTTGTAGTTTGCAGCCCCAGAGCCATCCGCAGCCAACCAAAGATTACTTATGCTCGACCTTAAGTTAAATGTTACGCTTGTGTTGTTGGTGATTATATCCTCAGCCGTTGCGGCTGAAATAAAGATATGATCTTTAAACTGAGCAATATCCCTCGTCGTATCAAACATAATGGTTGAACCATCTGAATCATATACCCTAACACCATAATCGGAGGTACTGTCTGGAAGGTCAGTTGAGACTAAACAATAGGGTAGCGCCCCCCCAGTATAAGATGGGTCTGGTGTCATCATTGCCCTAAGACCCACATCTATGGTATCCCCATTTACATCTGTTCCAGTGAACGGGAACCACATCTGATAAATACCTATCGTACCTTCATCTGGTATTTTGAAGAATACAATATCATCTTTGTTCGATGAAATAGCTGTGGGGAAATAGTAAGTCGTCCCAACCGTTTGCCCGCCCCCTGTACGCCTTGGGTAGATGGTCCCTATGCCACTACAAGCAAGTTGTGTTTTTAGCCGATAGTAGTAGTCTACGTTATAAGAGGCATAAAAATTTGCTGTAGTTAATGGCCCATTACCACCAGTCGCTGTGCTGGGGTCGGCTGGGTAAAATCGCATACTTGAGGTAGTGGAGCTTGAGTTTGGGATACTCGACACAAGGGTGCAAGTACCAAAAGACTTTTTATAATATGTCAGAGACGTACCATAGTCAACTAAATTATCCCCAGCGGAGTTCTTAATTTGAATACCATATGTCATTTATAGTGAACCATCATTAGCCTATAACGATACCTGATCTGACTTTTATAGTAATCTTCTGTTTCAGAGTTTGCCGTTATAGTTAGCACTTTTGTACTATTGTTCCAAGATAGGGTGGGAGTATAGGATGGTGATACGGTCACTATGGGGAAGTTTGTTTGGTCCCAACTGGAGTCTTCGGCCAAGGGCGGATAACCAACCCCCACAAAAATATAGTGTTTATACGGATACATTCTTGTATAGAATACTCCTAGATCACTATCAAAAGCTGGTATGGAGATAGTTCCACTGTAGTCTTCTGCTAAATCCGCTGAGTAAATCAGCCTAGCTACACCATCAGTGGAACTAATCAGGGTTTCGCCACTACTGTCATACGCCTCAAATCCATATGCCATTATGCTAAGTTTCCTATTTTAACCCTCAAGACATTACTGGAATCATAAACTTTAATGACGGAATCAGAAAGTTCAAGTCTCTCCCCAGAAGGATTACTGCTAAGTGTCCCAATAGTCAAACCCAAGGCAGAAATACTTTGAGCACTGAACTTGTCAGCCGTAACAGAGCCATCGACAAGAAGGTCACCAACCATCACATTCTCTTGGTAATTCCAACTGGTGGCAGGTGTGAGACCTGAACCGTCCTCGTAAATCCAGACAGACTGTGCTGTAGGGTTAGCAAGGGTGCCAGTATAGAACCACGCTTGGTCTCTGTCTACAGGATCACCAATAGCATTAGTGAAGTCTGTGTGAGCACCAGAGGATGTCGTAGGCAGTGTGGTTACGCCAATGTAGAACACACCATTAGAACGTGTTGAGACGACCTCAGCGGCAGTTGCAGAAGCTACAGTGCTTGCAGAGCTTTCGTTTCCAGTGTAGTCTAGTGCAGTGACCCAGTAGAAGTACTCTTGACCACCAGTGAGAGAACCATCAGTAAAGACATCCGCAGAGATACGACCAACAAGAGAGGCTGTGCCAAAGTTGTTAGTTGTGTTACGATAAACCTTATACTGGAACAAGTCCTTTAGGTCACTACTGTCGGTGTTCTGAGTTGGGGCATCCCAAGACAGTTTAATGGTCTCTGTACCAGCTAGTGTAGTTAGGTTGCTTGGTGCATTCGGTGTAGTACCATCGTCACCAGTGGATGCAGCAGATGCACTAGAGGCAAAGGCGGAACGGACACCAAGGTGGTTTACTGAACGTACACGATAGTCATAGGCACGACCAGACAAAGCTGGGGACAGAACAAACTCTGTGCCATCAAGGTCAGTGGTGTTCCATGTGCTATCTGTAGATAGTTTCCATTGGAAGTCGTAGTAGTCTACAATCGTTTCATCAGTCACAGACCAAGAGAACTTGATTTGGGGTACTGTAGTACCGTCATTGTTGACTGTTGAAGTGACTACAGCAGCATCAAGAGATGGGAGTGGTACGGTAAAAGGAGATAACAGGTTGGTGTTATCACGTTCATAAATAGCACCATCAGAGTAGTCATCAAAAACAGAAGAGGTAATCTCCCGCAGGGTCATAATGACTTGAAGGTCATTGTCCCCAACGAGGCCAAATGTCCAAGACACCACCTCAAACTCTTTCTGCACCCAACCAAAGCGATTATTCGATAGTTGGATAATATCACCAACCTGAACTTGGAATGCCATCATACCAAAAGAGGCTTGAACTGTAAGCTGTTGACGGTTACGTTCCAAGTAGATATTGGCAATACGTCTTGCCATATCCATGTCAGTGCTGAATGGTAGATTCAAGTCTACGTTGACTATCTCACCATTGTCAGCATCAATAAAGTCTTGGTTAGTAATTGGTGGGAAGTCTGTCGTCTGCCAGTTAGTCTCTGCACTCCTCCAGACACCATTAACAGTGTTGAAGTTATCACGACGAGAGTGGCGGGTGGAGACAGATATAGAACTACGAAGATCATCTTCAGTGAACAAAGCTACAGGTGCTGTATAGTAGGCTGGTTTAACCCGCCACTTACCCTGAGCATACCACAACAACCCACCCATAGAACTAAGAATGTTGTTGAGGAAGTCGTATGGAGATGAGGCAGTTGTGAAGCTACCATTGGCAGTATAACGCTGGTCGCCCGTCAGTGTTGGGTAGTTGTAGTAATCACAGACGTTAGCAGCGATAATGAACAAGGCATCATCAATGTTACTTGCGGCCTCTCTGAGACCGTAACGAGTGTTAGTTAGATAGTCACGGATGCACAGGGCTGGGTTATCAGACCAAGCAGTAGTATCAGTACGGGGGTCATATACTTTCTTACCCTTAATAACTACGGTAAGTTCAGGTACACCATTTGGGAAGGCATCCTGATCGAACTTATAACGAACATAGATATACGAGATACCCTGTAACCTATGGTCTGTGGTCCACTCAGTTACTTCAGAGACTAGATCACTGTCAGAAAGTTGGTCGTCGGCACCAAGGTGGGTGTTAATACGGACAAAACTATCATAATGAGAGGGACTTGTTACATTACCACTACCATCTAAAGTTACTACTTCATCATTGAGGTAAATCTCCTCAAAAGATTCAATCTCGTGGCCAGTAAAGGCAATGACACGATGAAGATACTTATTTTCATCACCAGTAGTACCATCAAAGATGCGAACACCAGCTAACTTAGTTTTGCCATAGACGACCTGATGGTCAGCAATAGAACTCGTCTGTGTTACATTATAACCACTTGTTGCAGAGGAAGCAGATGGTTTAGGGGACAGGGCGTTGATCGCTGCGCCAATAGCAGTAGTCACAAGAAAGTGAGATGCCATCATCCCAATTGCTGAGGTTGCCCCAAAAATTGAGGCGAAGCCCAAACTTGCTGCACCACCAGCACCAAGAGCACCAACAGCAGTTGACATAAGTGCCATACCAGCAGAAATAGCCATATCAATCTCCTAGATATTTAGTATATACCCTCTCAATCAAGTTAAACTTGAGAAAGGACATCAAGGTGTCAAATGGTTGATGCACCTTAGTATTGACT